TTCAAGGACACAGACCCCGAGAGGTCTCTAACCTTTGACAAGGTTAAATTGATCCGTAAAGGGATCAAACTGCATGGGTTTAACCCAGCTTCAGACGTGTCGCGCGTCTATGTTCCGAGGGAACTGTCTGCGATAAGGGTAGCCTTGTCGCTTATAAGGGGGAAGACCCCCTTGTCGCATCTACAAGTGATGCTTATGTCCCAAACTAGGGCATCCGGGGTTCCACCCCGTGCGGTTTATGACCGCACCTTGGCCAAGACCAAGGAAATTTTGACGACTCCGTCGTCAAAGGATCTGTATGAACAGATCAAAGGGCCCTTGACAAGGGCCGTCGATCACTTTTACAGTGATCTTTTACTGGGTATTGGAGGCCCAGATTCCAGACAACAATTCTTCGAGAATGTTGTCAAGACCGCAAAGGTCTCTCTCTCCGATTCAGGAGAGTTCTTTACCAAGGCTGATCTTGGTGGGAAGCTTGAAGCTTCAAGGCGTGTGTTACACGCTAATAAGGAGATACAGGAAATCTCCTTGGATACCGGTGAATTTACCGGTCACGTTCTCACTCAGGAGAACTCTACAATCGGTGAACGATTGTTCCACTGGTCTTGCAACCAGTTTAAGGATAGATCGAAGATCTACCAGAGCAACAGCATGAGCTGTCGCATTTCCCTAGTGGCAGAACTAGGGAAGTATAGGACAATAACTGTGTCCTCTCTACAGCACGCAGTGCTGTTACACCCCATGTCTCACATGGGACTCAAAATACTGGAGGGGGTGCCCTCCAGTGAGAGCGGCATTGGAGCCGCAAATCATGCTTGGAATTTCTTCAAGCGTCTCTCGCACAAGAACCCGAGTGCGAGTTTCATCTTCAATGAGAAGATAACGACATCTGTGATGTCTACTGACTGGAGTCAGTCAACGGATTACATTGATCCGTACATCGCTGGTGCGATGTTAAATCGGCTTCTTAGCCATTTAGGGGTACCGAAATGGTACCGTGAGACAGTGCATCTCGCACTGTGTGCTCCACGTCAAGTGGAGACATTAGACCGCAACGGAGCGCCCGTTGAGGTATTCTACACGTCTCGTGGCGTGTTAATGGGTGACCCAGTCACCAAGGTGGTTCTCCACCTACACCACCTCATTGGGAGGCGGATTGCAGGTTTGCTCCTGCAGGACATCTTCAAAGATGGCGTCTTAAATGACGATTCGGACGGTGAGTCCGACTCCGATTCCGAAGATTCGGAATGATTGGTTTACGCCAACCCGGGTAACCGGCTTTGTGAGGGATTTGTGTCCCCAAACCCGCCGAGAGGCGAAAG